TAAATGGAATGCACAGTGGATGCAAAATCCAACTTCTGAAGAAGGTGCAATTATTAAACGAGAATGGTGGAAGAAGTGGGAAGGTGATACGATGCCAAGACTAGAGCACGTTATACAATCTTACGATACAGCATTTATGAAGAAGGAAACAGCGGACTACAGTGCAATTACAACGTGGGGCGTGTTTCGAGAAAATGAAGATAAGCCTGCTAGTTTAATACTAGTTGATGCACTGAAAGGGAGATACGAGTTTCCAGAACTAAGACGAGTTGCTAAAGAGCAGTACGATTACTGGCAGCCGGAGACTGTTTTGATTGAAGCTAAAGCTTCAGGACTACCTTTGACGTATGAATTAAGAAATATGGGGATACCAGTAATTAACTTTACTCCGTCAAAAGGAAATGATAAACATACACGTGTTAACTCGGTCGCACCACTATTTGAGAGTGGAACGATATGGGCGCCCACACATAAGAACTTTGCACAGGAAGTAATTGAAGAATGTGCAGCGTTTCCTTATGGGGATCACGACGATTTGGTTGACAGTATGACTCAGGCTGTTATGAGATTCAGGCAGGGAGGGTTGATTCCTCACCCTGAAGATTATAAGGATGAGAAGATAATAAAAACTAAGAAGGTTTACTACTAATGACTTCAAGAATAAAATTTTTAATTTCTTTAGGAAACTTAATAAAAACCGGGGGCATTAAGAGATTTAAACAAGCTCTTGATTTTGCAAGAAGAGAGTTTGGAGAAATTGATGATGCTTTTTTCAATGACATATTAAACGTCTTTAGAAAAGAAGGTAAGACTAAAAAAGGTGATGTGGTGCCTATTAAAAAACAAGAAAACCTTGTCAGAAGACCTGAAGAGTTTGCTACTAGAAAAGAGTATGAGAAATATTTAGATGAAACATTAGGACCACCTGATGATGTTTTTGGAAGTCCAATGAAAGACGATTTGTTAAAAGAATGGGATAAAGTAAAAGCTAAAAACGTTACTCCTAAAGACGAAGGTATACCAAATGTTTTAACTAAAAAACAAAAAGATAAACTTGATAAGTTTTTTGATAAAAATTTAAAAAAACAAAAGAAAGAAAAAGTAGAAGATTTATCAACTAAACTACTTAAGCAAAGAACCGAAGACATAGAATATGGTGAGCCTATGGGTGCTTTAAAAGATGAGTCAAAAAAAATTGATGTAGACAGACTTAACTTTATTCCAGGAGGAAGTCGTTATGCAGAAGGTAATCTTAGAACAGCTATTAGACAGTTTTTAAGAACAGAAGAAAAAGCAGGTAGAATAAAATTAAATGAAACTGATTCTTTTAGAATTAGAGAATACTCACCTATGAAAGAAGATGATCCAATTGATGTGTTTAGAAGACATTATGGAGAAGATGCATTAGATGCAGCGGATGCCATGGCAGATGAATTAAGGTTTGGAGAATCTTTTAAACACTACGAAGAAATTTTTAGAAAAAATATGCCAGATTTAAAAGTTAAAGTAAAAGGCGCTGGTGAATATGATGATAGTGTTAAAGCTGGCGAACAGCTTAGAGCACTTGATGAATTTGATCCTGGGGATAGACAACCGAACGCCGACGGCGGATTAATTAACATACTGAAACTGTAATGAAGATTCACGAATACAATGAGATGATGGCGTATCTTACGCGTCCGGCTGTTAATAGAACTGGATATTATGAAGCTGGTTTGGTTAGAGAAGGACCTAATACAGGTAAATATAAAGTTAAGTTTCCTACAAATACAAAATTAGCTAATATATATAAAGGAACTAAATACGGAACTAAAAAAGAAATAGAAGATTTAATAAAGAAAAGAGATAAGATTGCAAAAATTTCTTATAAAAAAGGAGTTACTAAATCTGCTTCACAAAATATTGCAAAAAGAGATTTTAATTTTAAAAGTTTAGTAGATGACATTGTAAAGTCAGGGGATCTTACTGCTTTGAAATCTAGTATTAGACAAAGAGGAGGAAAAATTCCTCAACAATATATAGATGATCTTTGGACTCCAGCTATTGAAGGAGGAAAAGGCTCAAACGCTATGAAAAAACTTTCTAGAATTTTAGGAAGAGATGCTAATGAAATTTTAAAATTAGACGAAGGAAGAAAAGTAAAAATAAAAGAAGTTAAAGCTATTGTTGACACAGAAAAAGCATTAGCGGCTGTAAATCCTAATAAAAAGAAATTTTTAGAAATATTAAATTCTTCTGATAAAATAAATTTAAAAGCTGTTGCTAAACAATTAGGTTTGTCTCAAATAGCGACAAATAATTTAATTAATTCTGTTTATAAAGACATATATAAAAATACTTCTTTATTAGGTAAAGAATCTGAAATAGGTTTTGTAAGATATCTTCCAAATAAACAAACTCCTTTAAAAGATTTATTGCGTTCTATGAATAAAATTGAAGGCGTTGATAAAATAGAAAGAAGAACTATTACTGATTTATTAGATAAAGCCATAGGTTTTAAAACTGCTAAAAAATATCGAAATCCTGAACTTTATACTATTTTTAAAGACAGGATAAATGAATATTATAAATTAAAAGATGTTTTACCGGATAATATTAAATTAAATTTAGATCATCCTCTTCCTATGAACGTTATAAGGCAGATGGGTAGTGAAGCAAAACTTCAAACATTAAATGTTTCTCCAATTACACAAGAATTAAATTTAGGTTTAAAATCTCAATTTGATAAAGCATATGGTAGAGCTATTAAAGAAGGAAACACTAGTGTTCAAAAAGCAATTGAAAAAATTGTTAAACAAATAGATTTACCTTTAACAAAGGTTGGAAGTCAAGTAACTGACCCAAGTAAATTTTCATTTGTTTCTCAAGATTTAAAAACACAAATAATATCAAGCCTTGAAAAACAAAAAAGTATTGCAGAAAAACTTAAAAAAGTAGATCCAAAATTATTAGAAAAAGCTGGAATGGCTAAATTTGATATTTTAAGATCTATAAATACGTTATTGGCCAATGCTAATACTGAAACTATTATGAAAGTAAGAAAAGCATTAAATTGTGACTTTGCTTCAGGAGGCCGTGTAGGTTTACAAGGTGGAGGAAATCTTTTGGAATGTCCTATGGCAAAATTTGCTCAAGATCCAGAAGGAACACTTAATGTAGTAGGCAGAGCCGTCCCCGAAACTCGAACCCCGATTATAAATACTTTTAAAAATTTTGGAGCTGGAACTTTGAAATGGGGAGGAAGAGCTTTTATTGGATTAACTCCAGTCTTCGCTGCTATGGAAATTGCAGAGTCATCCAAAAAATTTGAAGAAGGAGTTCCTGCAGGACAATTAGTTGCAGACGTTGTTGGCAACTGGGTATTGCCTGGAGTTGGACAAGGATATGAAACTTATCAAAAAAGAAAGATGATGCAAGAACTTGCAAACCCTGAAGAGTTAGCTTCATTTAAAAAAGCAGATCAATATAAAAAATATGAAATGTTACAAGAAGATCCTCTTAGAGAAGTTGATTATGGAGAACAATTAAAAAAATTTGAATTAACAGATGAAGATAAATTAAATCTTTTAAATCTTGAAAAAAGTGCAAAAGATTTAGAAACTTTTAAAATGGAAAGATTATCTGCAGACAGAACTTCAAGACCTTTACCAGAAATAGATCCTTTTCAAGCAGCCGAAGGCGGCCGTGTAGGTTTTGATGGTGGAGGTTCTCCACTACAAAGATTAAGACAAGAGATTGTTGACAGCATGAGACCTTATGCACCTGGTGATGTAACAGAAGAGCAACTTCAATTAATTGTTAAAGACATAACATTAGATATGACAGCAGAACAAGCTCAAGCATCAGCAAAAACAAATTTTATAAAATTATTTGGCATGGCCAAAGGCGGCCGTGTAGGTTTTGACGAAGGATCAAAACCAAAGAGTCCAGGTAGAAGAACTTTTTTAAAAGGAATAACTGCTCTTGCAGCGTTACCTCTTGTTGGAAAATATTTTAAACTTGGAAAAGTTTTAGAAAGATCCAAAACTTATTTAGGTCCCACAGTAGAAAAAGTTAAAGGCATGCCAGAATGGTTTCCTGGTCTTGTTAAAAAACTTTTTAATGAAGGTGAGGATGTAACTAAACAAGTGGCTACTAAAGAAAGAATGGTTGTAAAAAGAGGTACGCTTGAAGGTGGTGATGAGGTGGACATGATTTACGATTTAGATACTGGAAATGTAAGTATTGAAGTAAAACCTGGAAAAGGAAATTATGAAACAACAAGCGGAGCTTACAACAAAGAGTATGGATTAGAGTATACAAAAGGTCAGGCAGATGAAATGACAAAGGGTAAAAAACCACCGGATGAATTTGAGGTTGCTGAATTAGAAGGAAGAGCTGACCCAAATGCTATGGACGTAGATTGGGATGGTACAATGACAACTGTAGATGATGCAATGTCTGATTTAACAGAACTTGAAGCATTTGCTAAAAATAAAACAACTGCACAAATTCATAAGAAGAAAGGGACTAAGCCGAAAGACGTGTTCCCTGATTATGATAGTGATTGGTATGATCCACTTGATGACTAGAAAATTAACAACCACAGTACCCCCTAAAAGAGGACCTAATCCACAAGGGTTGAATATTCCTACAAAACAGGGTAAAACAATAACATCGGAGAAAACAAATGGCAGATATAGACAAAGCTTTACCAAACGTAAAGCAAACGTTAAATATTCCTAGTCCTGAAGAAGTAGCTGTAGGAGATCAGGAAGCTCAACAAGATGTTGAAAATCCAATTGACGTACAACAGAATGAAGATGGTAGTGTAGATATAAATTTTGATCCCATGGCAATGAATCCAGGGCAAGACGAAGGTCACTACGCTAACTTAGCAGAATTATTACCAGATGATGTTTTAGATAGATTAGGAAGTAGACTTCATCAAGATTATACAGATTATAAAACTTCAAGAAAAGATTGGGAAAGAGCTTACACAACTGGATTAGATTTATTAGGATTTAATTACGATGATAGATCAGAACCATTTAAAGGTGCAAGTGGTGCAACTCACCCAGTACTTGCTGAAGCTGTAACACAGTTTCAAGCTTTAGCTTACAAAGAATTATTACCAGCAGAAGGACCAGTTAGAACTCAAATAATTGGATTACCTACACCTGACAAAGAACAACAGTCTCAAAGAGTTAAAAATTTTATGAACTATCAATTGATGGATCAAATGAAAGAATACGAGCCTGAGTTCGACCAAATGTTATTTAATTTACCATTAGCTGGATCAACATTTAAAAAAATTTACTACGATGAATTAATGCAAAGAGCAGTTTCTAAATTTGTTCCTGCAGATGATTTAGTAGTACCTTATACTGCAACTTCATTAGATGATTGTGAGTCTATTATTCATACAGTTAGAATGACTGAGAATGAATTAAGAAAACAACAAGTAGGTGGTTTCTATAAAGACATAGAAGTTAATCCAACTCATTTAAATGAAACAGAAGCAGAGAAAAAAGAAAGAGCTTTAGAAGGAGCTTCTAAAGGAAGAGACGATAGAATGTTTAGCATTTTAGAATGCCACGTAGATTTAGATTTAGATGGCTTTGAAGATGTTGGACAAGATGGAGAACCAACAGGAATAAAAATTCCTTACATTGTAACTTTAGAAGAAGGTACAAGAAAAGTTTTATCTATTAGAAGAAACTATGAACCTGGTGATCCAATGAAAAAGAAAATTAATTATTTTGTTCACTTTAAATTTTTACCAGGACTTGGTTTTTATGGTTTTGGTTTAATACACATGATTGGTGGACTATCAAGAACAGCAACAGCTGCGTTAAGACAACTGTTAGACGCTGGAACCTTGTCAAACTTACCTGCCGGATTTAAGATGCGTGGAATTAAAATGAGAGACGAAGCGCAGTCAATCCAACCTGGAGAATTTAGAGATGTAGATGCTCCTGGTGGAAACTTAAGAGATGCATTTATGATGCTTCCATTTAAGGAACCATCACAAACTTTATTACAACTTATGGGTGTCGTGGTATCTGCAGGACAACGATTCGCATCCATTGCGGACCTGCAAGTAGGAGACGGGAACCAACAAGCAGCAGTGGGCACGACAGT